GGTTAGTATAGTATATAAGAAAGCGTTTAGCAAAAGTAAAGGGGAGGAGAAAAGAAAAGGGGGCTTAGAACGTCAGCACAAATATAACCGCTTCCTAAAAAACCACTACTACCCTATAAATAAATAAATAAATAATCTGCCAAAAAGAGCGTTTTAGGTTATAATGAAAATATGGGTCGCAAGGCAATATATAGTAAGGAAGAGTTTATCAGGGCTTACAAGAGAGCTAAGTCCGCTCGACAGCTGGCTGCTGCTCTTCAAATGTCCGTTCCTACTGTGTTTAACTATATAAACAGGTATAAGCTAAAACTCTATAAGTCTCCCTTAAATCCTCTCTCCTTTAAGATAGCCAAAGCCTTTACCCACAACAACACAGTAAAAGACCTCGCAAAAAGATTCAAACTCTCTCAGTCTGCTATAAGATATCATTTGGACAAGTTTGTTCTATGCCCTGACAAATACCAACTTTCTCCTGATTGGTCTCCCCCTGAGAAGGTGTCACACATTAGAGTGATAAACGCCTTTATAGCTAATCCAAAAGCTACAGATAATCCTAAGATAATACTACGTCTACCAGGTATGACTCAGAAACTCGTGGAAAACTACTGGCTTTATGCGACAGGGCTTACTTTGGAATAGAGAAATATATTGTTACGGCCTAACAAGCTCTTTTCGGGAAAGGGAAATGATGCAAAAGAAATTAACCCTCGGCCAGACGTGGAAGCAATGCCTCGCAATGTGGAAATGGATAGCCGAACAGAAAAAGCAGGGTAGGGAGTTAGATGGTGAAGGTCTAAAAGCGATATGGATGGAGAAGTACCCTCGCTTTGGCGAAATTGAAAACAACTGTTTCTTTTGTGAATACGATACAAAACGCAGTGGGGATTGTTCTAATTGCCCCGGAAAACTTGTCAGTAAAAGATTTGACTGTATAAACATAACATACGACTACTATGACAAGCCCATCCAGTTTTACCGAAAGCTCGTGGAACTGAATGAGAAACGGAAAGGCAAGTAGCTCTTTTACATATAGCGAATAAGGCGGCAACGATGGTTGTCCACGAAAAGCCATAATGACTTGGACAATGAGCAGGATGGATTAGTTCTCGATATTGATACGAGCTGGCGGCGGTGAAAGCCGTGAATGGTCAGGACATAGCAGGAGATAGGCCTGGCTTGTATATCTTCTGCCCGCCAGCCCTTTTTGAAACTAATCTCTTTTGAAAGGATTTAGAAAATGTCAGATGAAAATAGAGAAGAATTAAAAGGTGGAGAAGAATTAAAAAAACCAATTATTGCTCAACTGGATGTAATTGATGCGCGAAACGCAGTGCTTGAAAAAGCCACTGAAAGATTAAGCGATAGATTGGCAAGTGTTTTAGCAAGTGTTTTAGCAAGCCCCTTGCCTGTCAACCCAGCTGACGAAAAAGCAGCGACAGCGAATTGTGCTATTGAAGAACGGCTCTGCCAAATAAGAGAAGGATTGGATAATCGCATTGGTGCAATTCAAAGTTTTATAGACCGCCTTCAACTTTGAAAACTGAATAGGGCTGGCGACGGATTAGATGCCATCCAGAGCGGAGTGAGCATTCTGCCGCCAGCTTTTTGAAAGGATAAAAAGATGAGCGAAGAAGAACAACTTTCTGCTTTGATGGAGAAATATACCAAGCTCCAGGCCAAAGTCGAGCAGCAAGAGGAGAAACTTCGAGTTGAGAGGATTTCCAATGTTGAAACATTATCCCAATACAAGAAGGAAATCAGAATACTCCAAGCCGAGCTTGCCAAAGAACCAGAGTTTATGCCTTCGAAAGTAGAACTGCTTGAAAAAGAAAAAATACAACTAAAAAAAGAAATTGCATTGTTACGAGAACATTTAGAAGGGGGTGGGCAGCCAATTTGCAAAACCTGCGAGGGGAGCGGGGAAGAAATCATAGCTGAATTACAAAAAAGACATCGGTTGGGTGCAAAGACCGGTGAGGATGCCTTGAATTTGGATGCTGCCAACCTTATCATCACCCAGCAGGCCGAGAACGAGGAACTTGAAAAAATAATTGCAGAGCGAGCATCAGTAGGAATGGAGAAAATGGGATTTGAGAAAGTTCCTGCCAAGCCAGAGCCGACAGGATTTACAGATAAAACATTGAAAAGGATTGCAACAAAGTTATGTGAAATTTGCCCTGTTAATGAGAAAGGTGAAAATCCTTATTTTACAAGCAAGGTCTGTTTTGACAAAAATTATCCAAATAATCAAAACTGCAGAGCCCTAATGGAATTAGCTTGTGTTCAAAATCATATTAACGCTCAGCAAGCCGAGAACGAGCGGCTAAAGGATATAGTTGCAAAAGGGTTTAATGATGCAGCAGAAACATTGTTAAAGCAACTCAAGGCTAAAATCAAGTCATTGGAAGATACACTAAAAGAATCAGCCAAACGATTTGAACGAATGAGCGAATCACATTATGAAATTGATTATGTTTTGAGCAAGCCCTGAAAGGAGAATGAATATGGCAATAAAAGAAGGTTCAAGAGTAAGGATTTTTGACCATAGGCTTTATGAGGACGATATTTCAACACCCCTTAGTGTTACTATGAAAGAAGCTGTGGTGGTAAAAATTTATCAGGAAAACAAGTGGCATAAGTTTTCTCGCCTTGTAGCGGATGTCATATTTGATTATCAACCCGACGAGATAAGTAAAGCTCATTTTGTTGACCAAATAGAAGTGCTTGCATAAGCTCCAAAGAAAGGTAAATAATGGAAGACATATTTGATGATATAGAAAACTTGGTAAAGAAGGTTGCGACTTACTGCACAGAATGTAATCCAGAGAAGGGTGTGATAAACTGCAGAGCCACAGGATGTGTCAATAAAAAATTATACTCGCTGTTAATACAATGTTTGTGTGAGGAAGAGAAAGCCCTAAAGAAAGGCAAATAATATGGCAATACCAGGCAAGTATCCTCTTGGATTGGAATTTGCGTTGGACGTGGCACTGTTAAGAGAAAAGAAACTCCAGGCCAAAATTGAGCGGCTGGAAGAGGTTTTTAATGATTATGGTCGGCACTTACAAGGTTGCGACGCCGAATACAGCAATAACTACGCCTGCACTTGTGGCTTTGAGGAAGCCAAGAAGGAGCAAGAATGAGCAAAGAAAAAGCTAAAAAGGTCAAGTTTGACGGTTGTTCTGACGCTCAAGCGAACTGGGGTAGAGGAGACGACCCCAGAAAATACCTTGAAATTGGCAAAGTGTATAAAGTAATCAAAACAGAACTACACTCTTGGCATACACTATATTATTTGGAAGGATTTGAACACAATCCTTTTAATTCAGCTTGTTTTGACCAAGCCCTGAAGGAGAGCAAGTGAAAATCGCCATTTTTATAATTGGGTTTATTCTGGGTCTTTTCTGCTATTATAGCTTTTCATCACCCTCCTCCGAAGCCAGTCCTCTGACAGGCGGGGCTGGCTTCATTGAAAATCAAGGGGCAGGTTCATTCCTCTCTCCCCGAAAGCACACTGAATCCACCAAAACCTGCCCCTATGAAATTTCGGCCTATTGCCCTTGCAAAAAATGTTGCAACCATTGGTCAGACGGCTATACGGCGAGCGGTCATAAAATAGCCAAGGACGACAAGTTTGTGGCCGCTCCGCCCGATATACCCTTTGGCACGCTTTTAACGATTGAGGGCTATGCTGGGGGGAGGCCAGTGCCCGTTAGAGACCGTGGTTCAGCGATAACAAAAGGCAGATTGGATGTGTTCTTTTCAGATCATAATTCTGCTCTTCAATGGGGCAGGCAGAAGTTGACAGTGGAAATATCGAAGGGAGAGCCAAAATGAGAAAAAATTGTTTTAAGTGTAAATCAAGAGTAGTCTGTGAAATAAGGAAAAAGATATATAAATCTTTTGATGAATTTTGGCACTTGTTTGATGGCAAAGAAACACTAAACGATGAAATATACACACTTATTGCTTCACATTGCCAGCATTACGAAAAATAAATTCTGGAGGCCAAAATGAGAGAGATAAAGTTTAGGCAACCACTCTGGGATGAACACAATAAATTTGCTGGTTGGCATTATTGGGGGTTTATTGATGGTATATTTATCGAACCAGCAGGAACACCAGGGTCATCTTTACGGAAAGCAAGAGAACAATCACAGCAGTTCACCGGTTTGCACGACAAGAAAGGCAAAGAAGTGAACAAAGGTGATTGGCTTGGCAGTCGTTACTTTACTGCTATTTTGGTTGTTGACCAAATAAGCGAGGGGGCTAATTGTGGACAATGGGTTGCAAAACAGAAAGACGGAGGCTATCAAGATTTACATGAAGCCCTAACGACAGATGGTTATGAAGTCATCGACAACATCCACGAGCACCCCGAACTGAACAGGAGGCCAAAATGAGCAAAGTTCTGAAGGATAATGAATGATATATGTAAGTCCGATGCATGTCAGTTTGAGAAGCAAGAGATGGCCTTATAGACACCACTGTTATTTAATTGCAGATTCTATTGAGGAACTTCACTCGTTTGCTTGTAAAATAGGTCTGCATAAAAATTGGTTTCAGGGCAATCATTACGATTTAACCTTTGGGATGAAAGCAGCGGCTTGTCCATGTGGAGCTAAAGAGATAAGTAATAGGGAGCTTATTAAAAAATTAAGACAATGAAAGCGGGATTTTGTTGGAACAGTAGAAGATGAGTGATTTTTATGATAGGAAATAGAACTTCTTGCCCTTGTCCTCCGGTTGGGACACGGTGTAACCAATGTGGTTATTATGAAGATAGGGAGGTTACGAAGTATTATTTGAAAAAAGATAGGATGATTCGTAGAGTTTTTGGTTTTTTAGTGGGGATTAAAAATGAAATATGATATTACTTTGAAATATACTGCTGAATTTTTAAGAGAGATACCTCCGAAAGATTTGGAGAAACTATTGGACAGTGCTCAACAAAAGTTTTTTGAATTGAGAGGACAATGTTCAGCAATGGGGCGTGCAGACAAACCTAATTTGTTCAAGAAGATTGAAAAGGATATTGCCCGAATGAAAACAATAAGGAGAGAATGTGGGTAATAAACGTAGGGTAAGGAAAATGTTAGAATCATATGGTGCAAAACTTCTACACCGTCGTGCCCCAAGAGCAAAACGTAGATGCTACAAAAAAAGGAGTGAAAGAAAATGATAAATGAAATAATTCAATGGGTAGTTATCATATTTTTGTTGTTAGCACAAATAGGACACCTTATGCGACACAACAAAAAGAATTGAAGTGTAGACGATTAGTTTAGCAGAACTGAAACCTTTCTGGACATGGTCTTAACAAAGGAGAACATCATGGAAAATGAAAAAGAAGAATACTATTATCTAAAAAATACCAAGACAGGAATGTTTCTGGGAGGGTTCAAAGGCAACAAGCCTTTATGGGTTGTGCATCAAGGGAAGGCTACTACATACCCAGAAATGAATGCTTTGAAACTACAGAGAAAATTGGAAACTCAATACCTACCCCACCAAAAGATTATTATGGAAGAAAAATAGACTACTTACTTATGCGAAAGTTAAAGCCCCACCAAAAGCAAGCTCTTAATTTTTTAAGATCCCACAATGGACAAGCAGGTCTGTTCATGGCCTGTGGCACAATGAAAACTTCAGTGGCTATCAGATATGCTCAACAATATTTACCTATATTAGTGATATGTAGACGGGATGATTTTTTGACCTGGAAACAAGAGCTTTCTTTAGAGGGTATTCCCAAAAATATTATATGCTTTATAAAGTCGGGTAAGCAAGAACTTTTGCCTAATCCTAATTGGATTATAGTAACCTATGACTTAATCCGTAATAAACGAATAGCTACCTATATCAAAACTCAACCCTGGAAAATTGTCATAGCAGATGAATCTCATTCTATAAAGCGTTGGAAAGCGCAAAGAACTAAAAAAGTTATACGTACTACAAGACATATACCTCGTCGTATTGCTATGACGGGAACCCCTAAGACAAATAAAATGGAAGATTTTTTTACACAATGTCTCTTTATAGATAACGGCAAGCTCTTTGGTCAAAGCTATTGGGAATTTAGAAACACTTACTACATGCAATCGGGCCTAGGGTGGTATCTAAAACATAATTCTAAAAAAAGAATTATAGCTAAATTACAACAACTTGTTTTTTATGTTGATGAAGACGATGTTCTTACTCTACCTCCTAAACGCCACTTGACTAAGGCGGTTCCCATGTCAGGTCAACAAAGACGTTACTATAAGAGAATTGTAGAGGATTGGGGGATAGAACTATCTGGTCAAGAAATCATAGAGCTTAATCAGGTTGTTGCTCAGCTCACAAAATTACGACAAGTGGCTTCAGGTTTTATTTATGATAAAAACCACAGACCTGTTTGGTTAAAATCTACTAAGCTAAAACTTCTTAAAGAATTACTTACCTCTGAAGATTATCTTGTCAGCAAGAAAAAAGTTGTTATTTGGTGTTCACATACAGCAGAAATCCACAAAATAGCGGAATTGGCAACTGAGTTAAATATAAAATTTGTAATATTTACAGGAAGCAACCGCAAAAAGAAGGATAAGGCCCGCAAAAAGTTTTGTAGATGTAAGTCTATCAAACTTTTTATAGGTCAAGCCGATAGTGGGGTAGGGATGAATGAATTAGTTGTAGCTGACACAGCCGTGTATTATTCTAATTCCTTCAAAGTAGTTTCACGCCAACAATCTGAGCCAAGAATTAGACGTCCAGGTTCTGAGAGACATAAAATTATAACCTATTGGGACTTGATTAGTGAAAACTCTATCGATGAGCACATCTTAAAATCTTTGCAACAAAATATTTCAGTAGCTGACTATATACTGTCTAAAATCAGAGAAGGACAACAAATTTCTCAGGTCTTAAAATAAAAAGCTTACAAATGAGAATTTTTGTTTTATAATTAAGAAAATCAGGTTGTTTATAGAAAGGAGCAAGGCTAATGAAGTCTCTTATTGTTAAAAATCCCTTCTTAGATCCTATTATACCAAAACGTACTCACTGGAGTCATTCTTCTCGTAAACTTTTTGAGAAGTGTAAGCGTAAATTTTATTGGAAACAAATTCTACGAATATCTCCTCGACGGGAAGCTGCTCCCTTAGTCGTCAGTAAGGCTATTCATCAGGGCTTAGCAAAATGGTATGGTGGTAAACGAACCTCTATGAAAAAGGTGGCTGCCCGAATTACCGAAGAAACTCAAAAACGTATTGAGCAAAATGTAAACTTCTATGACCAAGATGACTACGATGAGTTGCAGACTCTGTTGAATACTCTAACGGGTATGCTTATGGGTTATGTGGAAGTTTATTCCGAAGACAGGGAAAACTGGGTTTACAACAAGAATGACCAAGAAGTTTGGTTCCAAGTAGACATGGGCTCCTTTGATTATAGAGGACTAATAGATTTGCTTCCTGTTCAAAAGAGTAAGCAATTAGTCGTAGACCATAAAGTGCTAAGCAATTTTGGTGTTTCCTTTATAGAAACTCTTCCTATGGACGGTCAGCTGCGAAGCTATATACTTGGTGCAACACAGGGACTTAAACGCTCTCCAAAGAAAGTTGTCTACAACATAATTCGCAAATGTAAACTAAGACAGAAGTCAAACGAGACAACTGAAGAATTTTCCGAGCGTATACAAGAGGACTATCTTAATAGGCCTGGCTTTTACTTCCATCGAGAAACCTTACGCTTTTCCAAGGATGATATAGCAGCTCTTGAACGAGACCTGCAAGAAGTTCATGCTGAGTTTGCCTGGCATGTGAATAAGTCAGATAACCCATTAGAACCAGAAGAATGGCCGTGTTGCTCTGGTCATAATTGTACAGAGTTCTTCAGTACCTGCCCATACCTTCCTTTATGTACTCAAGGATTGGATCGAGGAACCGGTCGACTTTATACCCAATATAACAAATGAAAAATAGACCCATTATAAACCATTTTGAAGAAAAATATAAATTTTTGAGTAATTTCTTTGCCAGTTCTATTTTTTATCAAGAAGAAGTATATCCCACTGCAGAGCACTTGTTCCAAGCTCTTAAAATAAAAAATGAGGAATCAAGAAAACAAATAAGACTAGCCTCATCTCCAAGCAGTGCCAAGAAAATTGGACAAGCAGTAACTTTAAGAAAAGATTGGGAAAGAGTAAAAGACAAACTGATGTATATGGTAGTTCGATTAAAGTTTTTTGATCCTAAACTAAAGAAAGCACTTCTTGGTACAGGAACAAATACACTAATAGAAGGAAATTATTGGCATGATAACTATTGGGGAGATTGCTATTGTAATAAATGTGCACAAATTAAGGGAAAGAATCAACTTGGTAAAACTTTAATGAAAGTAAGGAAGATGCTATGAAAAAAAAGAAAAAAATAAAGAAAAGGGCTCAGACTAAGGTTTCACTACCTACAGAAAAAACCATAATAGCCCAAAACATTCAAGACCACATTATCTTAGTCTATGGTCCTCCAGGAATTGGCAAAACTACTTTTGTGAATGGTCTATCAGACTCTACACTGTTTATTAGTACAGATCGAGGAACACGTTATATGTCTGCTCTAAGAAAGGAGGTAAGCAACTACAAAGAGTTGGACAGAACTATTAAAACCCTTGAATCCGAAGGAGCTGATGCTTATGATATTATTTGTCTTGATCACGTAGATGATATCTGCACTATGGTGGAGGATTATATTTGTGATCAACTAGGCATTGACGCTCTTGGGGATGTAGGTTATGCCAAGGGTTGGAAGGCATATAAAAAAGGTATCTGGTCCATTCTACAGCGTCTATTAAGACTTAATAGAGGTATAGCCCTTATTGCTCATGAATCAATTCGAACTATTAGAACCAAAGTAATTGAAAGTGAAAGGATGATGCCGGATATGGGCAAATCAGCTTGGAAAGTGCTAATTCCTGCTTGCGATATAGTGGGTTATGCAGGATTCAAAATAGTTAAGCAGAATGGTAAGGGCAGACAAATTCGTATTATTCGTACAAGTCCTTTGGAGTCTATTTATGCGAAGGACAGAACCACACGTGTAAAGTCCGAAGAGGGCTATGAATTATTAAACGGCGCAAAGTTCGCCAAAACATTTGAAAAACAGAAAGGAAGTATTAGACATGTCAAAAAGAAAAAAAAGAAAAGAAAAGAAGTTAGACGATGAGCATGGCACAAAAGATGTAGATGAGCAATTGGATGAATTGTTTGAAGAGACTTGGGATGGTATAGAGCCTCGTAGTTTCGAAGAAGTTCCTGATGCAACCTATCAGTCTCGATTATTAGCAGCAAGGATAAACAATGCTAAGTCTAGTGGACGTTTGCAGTGCAGCTGGGAGTGGCTAATTGTTGAAGGAGAGTATAGAGGACGACATATCTATATTCATCAAGGACTGGGTACAGAAGATGGGGTTGCTTACTTCAAGGGTAGTTTAACCCGACTTGGTTATGAAGAGCCTGAGTCTAAAGAGAAGCTTATAGAGATCTTAGAAGAGATAGTAGAAGGACCCACTTATGCTGTAATAAGGCTCTCCACTCGTAAGAGAAAGGTTGAGGGGGAGCTTCAGGAGATTCAAAATAAAAGAATCATTAAGGCTTTGGATTCTGATGAAGTAGAGGATGATTTTGAAGAAAGTGAATTAGCCCCCACTTTAGCAGACTCTCCCCCCTCTGAGGAGAGTTCTGATTGGGAAAAAGGGGATCGAATAAAAACAGAAATTGATGGTGAATCATACGAAGGTAAAATCAAATCTATTAAAGAGACGACGGCTGTTGTCACTTTTGATGATGGGGATGAATTTCCCGTTTCCCTAGATCAACTTGAAGAGGTAGAAGTAGAAAAGGAAAAGGAAGGGAAGAAAGAACCTTCTTGTGAGTTATCCAACAAAAAATTTACTCCCACTGATAGAAGAACTACTAAGAAGTTAGCCAAAAAACATGATTTCAACCCTGATGACTTTGACAACAGCGCTGATTTACTCTGTGAAATTGGAGACTATTGGGGTATGTCAGGCAAGTTTAAGAGTCCTGCAGTTTTAATTAAGGCCATTCAAGGGAATGAAGATTAGTAATGATAACTTCCTTGACCCGATATGTTCGAAAGAATGTTAGCCCTGAAGAATACTATAGATCTATATTTCCTGAAATCTCTTGGTCAATAGGGAGCGATGAGGTCAAAGTCCTGTCCCCCTTTATAGATGAGAAAGTTCCAAGTCTCTCTATTAACAGGGATACAGGGGCCTGGTATTCTTTTTGTGCTTCAGATGAAAGGGGCGGCAACTCAATTGTCTCTTTCCAAGCAGCCTATGAAGAGTATTCCAATAGAGAAGCCGCCCAAGACATCTTTCACAAATTCTTGCACCCTATAATTCCAGAAAAACAAATACAAAGAGGAGTTAATAAATTATGGAAAACTCCTACAGTCTTAAGATATTTACGTAAGCGATTACTTTCTAAAAGAATAGTCAAACATTACAAACTTGGTTGGAATGGTAATAGAGTAATGATACCTATTTACAATGAGTTTGGTTTATGTGTCAATATCAAGTTATGCGATCCCAAGCCTAAAAAAGGTATTCCTAAAATGCTCAACTATGTTCTTCAAAGAGAACCTCGTTCCTATGGCAGTCCTACAATGTTATATCCCGTAGAAAATTTAGTTAAGTCCTCTAAAAAAGAGCCCATTTATATTTGTGAGGGAGAGTGGGACACTCTTGCTATGTTATCTATAAATATACTTGCTGTAACTTCTACCTCTGGTGCATCTACTTGGCCTAGTAATTATAATGAACTCTTCCAAAGTAGAAATATTGTGATAGTTTATGACAATGATCAACCAGGTAAAGTAGGAGCTAAAAGAGTTTGTAGACAACTATTGAATGTGTCTAAAACTATTAAACAGTTGGAAATTCTAAAGAAATATGGTAAAGATATTACTGACTATATGACTAATACTTCTCAAATGAAAGAAAAAAAGTCTTGGTGTGCTTGGGTTAGTAAAACTAAAATTTTAGTAGATAATCCTGAAGAGTTAATAACTCCCCAAGTAGAAGCTATACAAGTTCCCTTAGATCAAGCAAGTCAAGCAGATTGGTATAATCAGCGAATTCAAATAGAAGCTCTCATTACAGGCAAAGATCATTCTCCCTACTTATTACCCCAAAAATTCAGAGTAAGTTGTGAAAAAGATTGTGAGGATTGTCCTGTTGCTGAACAGGAAAAAGGGTTTAAGGATTATGAATTAGATATTTCTGATTTTCCTGTTTTAAGAATGATAGATGCTACACATGAAACTAATCGTAGAAGATTATTACATATAGCAGGTATCAAAACCACCAAGGGCTGTAGAGCTAAGATAGAGTATCTTAAAGCTTTTAATATAGAGCACCTATTGCTTATACCCACCCTTGATTCAGGTTCTAAAGAATATGTAATGAGATCAGCCTATTATATTGGGCATGGGTTACGTCCTAACAAGGCTTATCAGTTTGAGGGTATAATTGCCACATCCCCTCGAGATCAGCATGTTGTATATTTGTTTGATTCAGCTAAGCCCATTCAAGATGAGATTGAAACTTTTGAACTTAACGAGTTCCTTAAAGAAAAGCTAATTCAGTTTAGACCTAAAAAGATAAGCTATTTAGCTAAACTACAAAGTATAGCAGATTGGCAATCTCGTAATATCACAAAGATATTAGATCGTCCTGATTTACATATAGCTGTGGATCTTGCCTTTCATTCAGTGTCTTCTTTTTGGTTTAACAAAGAGTTTATCCCTAGAGCAATGTTAGACATTTTAATTTTAGGGGACACTAGGTGTGGCAAGGGTTATGTTACTGAAAGACTTAGTAAGTATTATAAATTGGGAGAAATTGCTTCAGGAGATAACTGTAGTTTTGCTGGCTTAGTGGGGGGTTTACAACAAATAGGAACTAATTGGAGAATAACTTGGGGCTTAATTCCCCTTAACCATAGACGCCTAGTTATAATAGACGAAACCTCTAGTTTAGACCCTAAAGATATTGGTAGACTAAGTAGAATTCGTTCTGAAGGAATTGCAGAAATAGTCAAAATCATCAGAGAAACTACCCTAGCTAATACTCGATTGATATGGCTGGCCAATCCTCGTAGTGGTATGCCCATGTCCACTTATAATACTGGAGTAGAGGCAGTTAAAGAATTGATTGGAACCACAGAAGATATTAGTCGATTTGACTTTGTCTTAACTATAGCCTCAAATGAAGTACTTAGTGAAGTCATAAATGCCCCCGCTCTTTATGATACTAGTGATAAAGACAGGTTTTCTTTTGAGCTATGCCAAGCTTTAATTTTATGGGCTTGGTCTAGATCTCCTAGCCAAATAATTTTTACTAATAAGGCTACAAAGATTATCATAGAAAAAGCCGTGGAATTTGGTAATCTTTACTCTCCGGTTATACCCTTGGTTCAGGCTGAGAACATAAGAATTAAATTGGCTAAAGTGAGTGCGGCAGTGGCTGCTCGTGTTTTTAGCTCTGATGAGTCTTCTGAAAAACTGATTATAAAATCTCAGCATGTAAAGTGTGCTGCCGAATTATTGAAATCTTTTTATAATAAACCTAGTATGTCTTATAATTTATTTAGTCAAACAACCATTGCTGCTTCTAGAATTGAAAAACCTCACGTTGTTAATAAAAGTATAGAGTTGTTAAGCACAGATCAATTGCTGACTATTACAGGACTTCTTGAGATGCAACGTATAAGTCCAGACAACTTAGCAGATTATGTGGGAGATCCTTCAACTGCTAAGTCTTTAATAGGAGAACTGGTTCAGCATAGGTGCCTAACTAGACTAGAGGGAACTAGTTGGTATATAAAGAATTCTGACTTTACTAAGCAACTTCGTAGAAGAAAGAAAAAATTATTAAAGGAAAAGTAAAAATGAATTACCTAATAAAAACTCCTGATGATGTTCTACAAGTTATGGAACAAATTGAAAAACAGAAGGATATAAAATCTAGGGGTAATAATTTGATGGAGTTAGAATATGTTGTTAATGATGCTCGTAGAAAGATTTTAGAAACCAAGGAAAAAATAGACTGGAAACTTTGGTTTTTGGGAACAGGTTTTATAGTGTTCAATATATTGAGGGAAGATCACAAGTTCAATAAACTAGACTTTGCTAAATTTTTACTTGGTAAACATAAATTGTATGGGCTTAAACCTTTACTAGTGTGGGAAGAGTTAGGTATTTTAATACGCTTACAGTCTAAGGTAGATCGATTAATCAATATTACTAACAATGTTCTAAGGGTTGATTTAGGAAATGAAGCAGTAGAGGATACTCTAAAAGATATCCTTGGCTATTGTGTTTTAGGGCATCTATTACCATGTCATCTAAACAATATACAATCAAAAGAAGAAGGCTAAGCGAGACTAGATTGGGTATTACAAAAAAGGCTCGGGTAGCTCAACTTAAATATTATGTTACAGTAAACTTCTTTGATGACACTGCTGAACCCGGAGAAGTCTTCATAAAAATTGCTAAAGAGGGCTCTACTATAGCAGGACTCATTGATGCTTTATGTATCACTATTAGTATTGCTCTACAACATGGAGTAAAATGGAGAATTTTAGGTCAAAAATATTTACAAACTATATTTGATCCCCGGGATGATGAAGCTAGTTCGTTAGTGGATGGTATCGCTAAAACTACTACTGAAATTATAGAATTAAGGAAGAAGATATTAAAATGATTGAAGCAATCGAAATACACGAAACTAAAATTACAAAGACAGTTTCAGTAAAACTGGAAAACCCTCTTATAGTTGGAATTTGGTTAGGAATTGGTTTTATAGCAGCACCTATACTCATAGGTATAGCTGTTTTCATTGTGATAACGATTTTGTCTCTAATTAGTTTATAGGATTAAGGAAGGGAATATCAAAATAAGATTTGTAAATAAAGTATTTTGTTGTGATATATGTGATAGTTCTAAAAAAGCAATTGAGATAACAAAAAGGAGAATGAAAAATGAGTGTTAAAGTGAAAATCTGTCCAAGTTGTACTCATTTTGAAGTGTGTAAAATTATTGAATCTTTCAAGAATACCCTAACTCGACACATTAAGGTATTCATACCTTCTGATAAGGAAGGTCCAAAACTAAAGTTGTACAAAGTAATTGCTGAAGACTGTAGATATTTCAAAGAAGGAGAATAAAGTGAATATTGATGACATAAACCAAAAAATTGTATTTCCTGAACATCTCGTAGTTACTATATTTGAGCATCAAAAAAAGCTGATGATTAAATATCATGCTATTGAATTAAAAAATGGAATCAATTATCCAAGTGCTCCCTGGAATCTTGATGATAGGGTTGTACAATATATTATCAAGGATATGTTCTGGCGTACTACTGAGGAATTAGCTGAAGCTGTAGAAATTATACCCTCTTTATTTCACTTAAAGAAATGGAGGGTCTTTTGGAACACAGAAGTTTCTATTAGACATTTTTTTGAAGAACTAGCAGATGCTTTACATTTTCTAGTAGAGGCCTCTATCATTGTAGGACTAGAGCCTAGAACAGAAGTGGAAATACTTTTTGGCCCACCCTTAAAATTTAATGCTAATGATGATCTAAACATAGAAGAACTCATAGCTGATATCATCTTCAGTATGGGCTTTGCTGCTAATGTTCTTAAGAATAAACCTTGGAAACAGACTCAGATGCCTACGGATATAGAAAAATTTAAGAACAAACTTATTGCTACTTGGAGGAGGTTTGTAATTCTATGGCAAGAGTTGGGTTGCTCTCAGGAAGATGTTTATGTTCTATATATCAAAAAACATAACGTAAATGTTTGGAGGCAAAATACAAATTACTGATGAAAAAGTACCAGATAATATATGCCGACCCACCTTGGAGCTATTACAATGATTCGAATAGTTATTTTGACAAAACTACAAAAGTTGGATTTAGGAAACCACCATATCCAGTAATGGCCACCAAGAATATAATGGCTTTACCAGTTAAAGAAATTGCGGATATCAATTGTGCCTTATTTATTTGGACTACTGATTATCATTTAGAAAAATGTATGCAGGTAATAAAAGCATGGGGATTCCATTATAAGACAATTGGTTTTGCTTGGTTAAAAAAGAACAAGCAGGGAAAACCTATATGTTTTATGGGTGCTTATACTATGAAAAGTGGTATAGAATTATGTTTATTAGCAACAAAGGGTAATGGAATTCATAAATTACTAAAAAATCATAGTGTACGAGCTTTAGTAGAAATGAAAAGATTAAAACATAGTCAAAAACCTGCGGTGGTGAGGGATAGAATTATAAAATTATTAGGGAGGTTGCCTCGCATAGAACTATTTGCCAGAAAGAAACCTAAGGGATGGGATGTGTGGGGGGATGAGGTAGAAAGTGATATAGAGCTATGAAGGCCTATAATACTATAACTGAGTTGTCAAAAAGTCTACTTTTTTATATGTTAAGTAGTAGGGAGGGTGTAGTTAAGTCAAATGCTTATCATAGATTTAATGTCTTGTTGGAGAGTAAAACTTGTGAGTATAGTATGAATCTGGGTCTGAAAACGGGTTTTACTAAATCTCGTTGGACCAAATTGGTAAAGCAATACGTAGATAAAACTAGACTACATTCCTTTGTAAAATTAGCTCAAAATTTAGAAGGTCAATGTAGTGTGTCTATGCTCTTCAAACCTGTTGTAGGTAAGAAACTAGATCATCAATATGGTAACTGTTTGCTTAGTGTTTGTTATTATAATAACACCCTTATTTTGTTTAGTAGAACCTGCTTTGTAGGATATCTTTCCTACTTTGATTTGGCTTTAGCTCACAAGATAGCAGAAAAAATAGACAATGTAAAAAGCATTAAATTTAGGTGGTATATTGTAGATCTACAACTAAGTTATTTGAGATCTTTACAAATAATCTTTTTGGACAAGAAACTTATGTCTAAATTAAATTATTTAGTTAAACATCCTAGAAAACTTATCTCAGAAACTATTTCCTGGCAGCGAATTGTAAGAGTTTACAAACGAAGGTTTTTGTATCATTACAATAAATCTGGTTTGAAGATGTTGAAGGAAGCTAAGTATGGTCCTGCCAAACGCTATATCAAAAGATGGCTTATTCTTCAAGGTAGGTTAGAAGGAAATTATCCTAAATCTTTTAGTGTGAGGGAATTGAAATTATAGGGAGTAACAAAAAATGAAGATAGATTATATGAAATGTATGAAGATTTTCCATAAGGCCTTTAATGTTCCTATAGCAAAACAACCCACTCTAATAGATGGGAAGAATTTCATGAGGCGTTTAGATTTATCCTGGATAGAAGATGAGAACTCAAGTAGTTAATTTACGAAAATGTAGGACCACTAGCGTAATACGAATTGACCGCTTGTCAGTTTTTGGTAACCCTTTTAGGATTGGAAAAAACTGTAGTCGCAAACAATCCTTAAAGAAATATCGTAAGTATTTTTATAATAGAATTAAAACTGACAAAAAATTTAGGTGGGCAGTAGAGTCCCTTAAGGGCCATATTTTAGCTTGTTGGTGTAAACCCTTGCCCTGTCATGGTGATATTATAGGGGAGTATTTAGAAAAAGGAATTGACAAATGAAAAAGATACCCCTAACACAAGGCAAGTTTGTTATTGTTGATGACAAAAATTTTGAATGGTTAAATCAACGGAAATGGCAAGCAGAGAAACGCAACACAATCTGGTATGCAACACGTGTATATAGGGATAATGAAGGAAAGTGTCACCATTGTTATATGCATAGAACAATATTTTTGACTTCATCTAAGAATGTAGGACATAAAAATCTGGATGGATTAGACAACAGAGAAGAAAACTTGAGACCTGTTACATCTGTACAACGTGCATGTTACCGTAGAAAAACAAAAAATAAAACTTCTAGTAAATATAAGGGAGTTGTTTGGCACAAACACACACAAAAATGGATAGCTCATATAGGTTTCAATTTGAAATCAATATATTTAGGCATCTTTGAGAGTGAGGACGCTGCTGCGAGAGCCTATGATAAAGCAGCAAAACAATATTTTTGTGAATTTGCTATATTGAATTTTCCAGATGAATCGTAGAGGTAAAACAATTAGATTAGCTAGACTTAAAGATTCAAGCTGCAAACGTTGTAAATTGTGTAAATCCTCTAGGCACGTTTGTATATTGGGCAAGGGCAATGTAATGGCTTCTATTATGTTGATAGGTGAAGCACCTGGAGCAGCTGAAGAAAGAACTGGTAAAGTATTCTGCGGTAGAGCGGGGAAATTTTTAGACAAATTGCTTAATTCACTTGATATGAAAGATAGGGTTTATATTACAAATGCGGTGAGATGTCGGCCATCAGACAACAGAAAACCTACAAGTGAAGAAATACATGCTTGTCAAAAATATCTTGATGGGGAGTTAGGCATCATCAAGCCAAAAGTGATTCTTCTTTTAGGTCGAACAGCCATAGAAGCTATGGGATTTGGGGCTGATGTAAATGCAGGTAGTGAGGGGTTTCTGGTTAATGAAACCTGGTGGGCAAAGGGCACATGGCACCCAAGTTATTGTCTTAGAAGAGGAAAAGCTGCTACAAGGGATTTGTTTAAGGCCCTATTATGGGCTAGAGAAAGGAGTAAATAATTATGTTGGTTCTAAGCAGGCAAAGAGATGAGTCGATTATGATTGGCAACGACGTCGAGGTTACCATCGTTGACGTCTGCGGTGACAAAGTTCGTCTCGGCATAACGGCTCCTAAGAGTATCCCTGTCCATCGCATGGAGGTGTACGGGGCAATAAAAAAAGAGAAAGAAAGAAACTCACATAAGATAAAAAAAGGAGGCTAAGACATGCGTCTCTACACTAATTTGTATGAAGCAATGCGTGAAACTGAAAGGGAGCTTTGGGAGATGGCGATAGATGTTCAACCACAGACGATGCAAGATAAGTGTATAGGGGATAATCCTGATTACCTCACTAAGGAAGTTCAAGGTTATGCTTTCAAAATTGTAAACTGGAATTGGGATAATGTTATGGTTAAAAGGGTGATGAAATACTTTTTTGAGACAAGAGCTGATGATGTATTTACCTATATATTTGCAGAGTTTAGAGAACGAACTTCAAGTAAAGCCCTAAATCCAGGCGTTGCTTATTTACATCGTCAAGAGTTATGGCAAGAGTTTTTACATGAGGGTAAATTTGCTTATACTTACTCAGAACGTATAACACCCCAGTTAGAAATTATATTAGAAGAGCTAAAGAAGAATCCAGAAACTCGTCAAGCGATTATAAATATTCACAGCAACATCTGTCCTCAAGTCGACAGACAACTTAAAGATACTGGGCAGAATACTAATTTTGTAGGGCAAAGCGCTGATTTAGACAATAGAGGTGGGGGAGGACGGGTTCCTTGTAGTATGTATTATCAAGTATTAGCTAGAGGGAGAAAATTAGATCTTATTTATACTATGCGTTCTTGCGATTTTTTAACCCATTTCCCTGTAGATATTTGTCTTGCCCTATTATTACAGGACTGGTTTGCTGACAAGTTGGAGTTGGCAATAGGAACCTTTACTTATTTTGTTGGCTCATTACACGCCTATTACAAAGACCTTAAAGAAAGA